TGAACCAGCAGTTCGACCAAGCTGAATCAAGTCTGTATCTACCTGTTTAGCAATAGCATAACCAGCGTCATCAGTGTAGAACTTACGCAAAGAACTTAGTGCTTGTGTCTCTACGATGTCTTCAATGAAACGTGAGTATTCATAATGCTTGTTGATGTTTACAAGAATTTCATTCTCAGTTGCAGCAATCAAAGTTACTTGAGTTGATGCAGCCTTTGCAGAGGCAGCTCCACGAGTTGGCTTCGGAATATGAAGCACATCTCCCTTCTTACCTTTGAAAGACATCTTTGAGAACAAGTTAGCAGCTACAAGATTTTGCTTGTAAGCTGCAACGATTTCATCGCTCCAAATCTCGGGGATGAACTTCGCTGCGGTGGTGGTCGTTACATTATTAGTACCTAGTGCCATTTCTTAATTCCTTTTTATTTGACGCGCCCTTCCGCATATGCTGAAAGTATTTCGTCTTGCATAGCTTCGTAACGCTGTGGATCACGTAAACGTAAATTAATAAGATCAGCTCTACGATAAGTTTTTCTTGAAGTCGGTGCAGGTGAACCAGTGTCTACTGAAGCAGCCCTTAAACTTTCTTGTGTTCCTTTTTTTGACTCAGTAACTAAAGGTGTTTCTTGTGTGGGTTGGCTCGGATTAATTATGTTCCATGTTGAAAGTAATTCAACAGCAGAGTTATAATCAAACTGTGAGTGCGCTTCAGTAAAAAGTCTAGTTCTTATTGGAGACGCTTTAACCCATTCAAAAAACTTCGGGTCTTCAATTACTTCGTTAAAATTAGAAAACTGTTGGCTTAAACGCTCTGTAACCTGTTGTTGCTTCATTGACTGAGCTTGTTGCCTAGCCTCTGCAATAGCAGGATGCTTTTCTACAGTTTCATTAATTACACTTGCAGGGTCTTCGTATAACCGTGTTGCATAATCTTCTTCTTCTTTCGGGGGTTCAACAGCTTGTTTATGAGAGAGTTCCCGTTTTAATAGTTCGTCAGCTAGTCTTCTAACTTCACCAACTTCTTGAGCTTGTTTACCAATGAGCTTCTCAGCTTCCTGGTGCATCTTAACAATGTCTTCAACTGACTTGCCTTGATATTTATTCGGTATAACAACTTCAGGTTTTTCCTCTACAGCAGGTTGTTCTACTGCTTCTGGTTCCTGTTGTTCGTTTACCTCTTCAATGCTATCAAACTCACCTTCTATTTCAGACGGATCTTCAAAATTAGCCATAATACTCCTGTCACGTTTGTGATTTTAGGAATTAAAAAATACCACTGACGCTAACCCTCTCTGCGTTTTTCAGCGATTCTTGTTGCTTCTTCGTGCTTCCTAGCCCATGCGTCTGCTGCTGTTGGGAAGTCTCCTGTGACTCCTTCTAGTGCAATACGCGGTGCTGAAATAACACGAAGCGATTCACATTGGCAAGTAGGACACGAGATCGTGGTAACCTCTTCATCAATGTAATTCTCTGCGGTGTGGTTCTGTTCACACCTGAATTCAAATATTCTTTTACTCATTGTTTAGTTGCTCCCAGGCTTCCTCAGAAAGTTTCTTAAGAGTTCTAATCCAATGTAATATGTCTAACTGTCCTTTACGAAAGTGCAACTCTTCTGCTGTTTTAGTAGCCATCAAGTTGCCACTCTGTTCAATCATTCCCTCTACATCTGCCAACAAGTCTGTGTATCCTTTTGTTGACATCATACTGAATCTTGCTTCATAATACTGCTGGAGTTCTTTATCCAAATGGAGTTCTCCTGTTGGTTTTATTTTCGTGAATTGACTCTACCACAATTTAGGTTTAAAGTCAAGCATTATTTTGCATCATTTGCTGCTGTACTATCTTCTCATTAGAATCTATATCGCGTTCTTTAAGTAATACTTCAGCAGTTTTTACACGTTTGTCAAACTCGTTTTTATCTTTAGTATTAATGTTTGCTGTAAGCGTTCTGATTAAATCAATCTTAGCTTTGTCATCTAGTAACGATGTCTCAGTTATTAGCTTCTGCGCTCTTGCTTGTGCTTCTTGTGCGTCAGCAGCAGACTCTTGCGCCCTAGCGTTTAGCTCGTTAGCTTGAGCTTGTACTAATGCCATCTGTAATTGATTCTGTTGTTGTTGCATTTCTTGAGCTTGTGGATCAGGCTGTGACATTTGATCTAACTGCAACATTAGCTGTTCTTTATTCATCAAACCTGATGTACCTATAATGCTTCTTAAAAGCACAGGAACAATAGGTGATGTTGGTCCAAGCGTTTGCATTAAACCAATCAACTGCTGTTGCTCATGCTCTTTGGCAATAGCGCCAATAGAAGATAAGGTAGTAAACTTAAAGTCTTGCATTGGGTAACGGTCAGGATCAAACTGCATATAACGATACGCAACTTTCTTGACCATTGGAATAATGAAATCATCTTGAAACGAAGCCATTGCCACACGATTTTTCTTGACAATAGCAGACATAGCCAATGACATACCCATACCGTTGCCTTGTCCTCCACCACCTGCTGCACTCTTGACCAACTCTGCCGAGTCTAGTGTGCCTGTTGCTTGCAGCAGCATTGATTCAAACCCTTTAGCTGTTTCGTAGTTTGAAGAATCGGTACTTCCAAATTTAAACGGTTGTAGTATTTCTGCAGGGTTACCATTAGTCAGTATGTTTTTACCAGGTCTGATTTCAAACTTCATGCCTCTCGGCAATCTTGTAGCATCTATTCCCATCATAGGCGCAGTAGTCAATGCGAGAGAGTCCATATGGCTACGCAGCTGGGCATCAATAGCCTTCTGCATATTATATGCCTTCTCTACTGTTCCAACGCCATAGAACAGTCCTGGTTGTACTTCAGGTCGATAGGCAATAATAGGTCTATCTTCCATCATGTAAGGAGAAGCCTCTACTTTTAAAAGCTGATTGTCATTTGCAATAACAACGACTGCTTCAACGAGATCAGAAACTCGATCCGCAGCAGAGTGTTCGGGGAATAGATCAACAACTTCATCACCTCCATTCTCTAGGTCTTCTAAATATTCTCTTGGCACAAGACCGTAATAACGAATAATTTTAACTTTATCATCTTGGTATGTGGTTTCTTCCAAGTGGCTAGAATCTAAATCGTCTCCTTCATAAACAGGTTGAACATCTACTTTACGGTAAACACCAGACTCTATACCTCTTACTATTTGATAGAGACTAACGTATTCTTCTACTGCTACGCCCATTGCCTCTTCAATTGAATCAGCGTTAGGATCAATCAGTAAGTTTCTAGGATTGACAGGCTTTATTTTTATAACTACTTTCTCTTGCTCGGTAACACCAACAGCAGCTACACCTTCTTGTCCGGGTATTTGTTGTGTTGTAGGTACTCGTTCCATCTCAGTCTTAACTAAAATTTCACCGACACCTGTACCAAAAATCTCTGCTAGTTTAACAATAGAACTTACGTTGTTTATGTAAGCGTTGTTATGTGTATCTTCTAACAGAAGAGATTGCATCATCTCAACATCAGTTCTTTCCTGATCTAAGCCATCGTCTCTTATCTCAAACAGCTTCCCTGTTCCAGCAAAACCTTCCATAGTTTCCGCAACCCTGTTATCAACAGCTTGACGGGTGGCAGGACTAATAATTTTACTACGCTCACTATCCCTTGTGCGATCTTCCGCTGACCAAACACCATAATAAATCCTTTCATACTCATCCCACTTGGTTTCATAGTTAGAGTCTCTCCATTCTCTCCACTTGTCACAGTGGTCAACAACAAAAGATACTAACTCCTTATCACTTTCAGTAACTTCTACTTCTTCATCTGAGGTGAATTCTGTATTGTAATTTTCAGCCATATTTAATATCCCGATATAATGTCTAAAGGTTCGTAATCTTCTTGATCGTCTTCAAAATACATTGCCGCGTTAGCTAAGTGAGCAATAAGACTTACAGAATCTACCATGTCATCGTGTACGCCAGTAGTAGGAAAGTTTAACAACTCATCCTTAAACTCTCTTACCCAATCTCCATCACATAGTTCTATCTGCTTGTGTTCAAATCTTCCTTGCAATGCACCAACTACTCTGTCTATCTTACTTCTATTACCTAACGCTACTTCTTCTATACGCGGGTAGACACCTTGCTTCAACATCATCTCTGTTAAGTAAGGCAACAATGCTCGCATCAATGAACCCTTCTCTATGCCAATAACCTGTATCTCATATAACTTGACATGGTTTAAGATTCTCTCACATATCTCTTTAATGTCCCATCGACCTGCGTCAACCTTATCAACCCACCACTTATTATCGTCACTTACTTTAACAATAGCTATAGACGTTTGATCCAGATACTTCTTCTTGTTACTGGCTTGCTTAGATACATTCTCAAAACCTGCTAAGTCAACACCCATGTAGTAAGTACCATGAGTAGGTTCATCGTCTTTATCTTTGATAACAACCCAGTTATCTTTAAAGATGTCTGACTGTGGTGCTTCAAAACTAGCCATGAACTCTTGTCTGTAAGCAAACGTAGACATTGTGTTCTTAGCAATGTTAATCTCTTCTTCATCCAGCAGTGGGTTATCAAAGCTAGTGAAGTGCCAAGACTTCCAATCCTTAGTCTCTGGCTTCTTACTCTGACCCATCTTGTAGGTATCGTAGAAATGATTACGACCCTTCGGTGTACCAATAAATATACAGTGACCCTTCAAGTCAGCTAACGCTGGTCTAAGAATCTGCTCGAAGACTGTAGGTTTAATATCTGCATACTCATCGAGTACAACAAACTTTAAAGCTACACCTCGCATTGTCTCTGGTCTATCAGCACCCTTTAATGATATGATAGAACCATTAATCAAGGTGACCTGCATATTGTTAATGTGACTAGCAGATATAACCGGGTTACCTAACTCCAGTAGCTGTTGCCACATGATGTCCCTAGCTTGCTGTTGCGTAGGGGCTACATACCACACATGACCCTTCTTAGCCTCAAGGGCGTTAACAATCAACTGCCACGCTGCCAAC